CGCTGATCTTCGCCCTACCGCTGATGTCACTGAACGCCAGCGTCGGCCCATCAAGCGGATTCAGGCCCAGCTAGCGGCCCGTCCGGTTTTCGCTGCGGCAGTCCGGGAAGCTGAGGCGGCAGCGAAGGCCGAGGGAGGCGAGCTGACCCCTGAGGCTCAGATGCGAATTGCTGCGGGTATGGGCGACGCCTTTGATCTGCTAGAGGAGCTGAACGACTCCCTTGTTGTCGCGATGGTCGCCGGTTGGTCCTACGGCTTCGCCGTTTCCATGGATGCCGTTCAGGATGTCCCTGGTGCCGACCTTGACGCGCTTCGCAAGGAATGCTCCCCGTACCTGCCCCAGCTACTGCCGGATTTTGAGGTCTCGGCGGAGCCTGATTCCCCTACCGCTCCCTCTGGCGTCTAAGCCAGGCACTAGAGGGAAGCTTTGAGTTCAAGCCGGACGCGCTGCCCCTAGAGGAATATCGGACGTGGCGACTGTGCACTCTCATGCGCTGTCGCCCGTCTGAGCTGGACAGCGAATCGGCCGTGACGCTCGATTGGCTACTGGCAGTAGATGATGCGGTGGCGCGTGCCCGGCGGAGTGCTGAAGAAAGGGCCGCGAATGGATGAGGGTTTCGGAGCCCTGATCGAAGGGGCTAAGGCTGCGGAGCTAGAGCTAGCTGCCATGGATAAGCGCGTTGACGCTGCCACGATTGCGGCACTCAAGAAAGTTCAGTCGCTTACCGCTGCGCGTGTTCGCTCTCGTCTACGTGGGCGCCCTCGCTGGTCTCACCGTGGACAGGTCAAAGACGGTCCATGGAAGTTCATTCCCGGGTTTGATACAGGCGGTGGCAAGTCGCACATTACACGTTCTGGTGGCCCCGGGCGTTTTACCGGCACCTTGAATGGCGCTGTGAAGTCGAGCAGGAAGCCGCGTCCAGCGGGATTTGGAACCTTTTCGGCTGTGGTGTTTATGGGCAGCAAGAACGCCAAGGTTGCCAACGTCTACAAAAGCAAGCTTGAGGGCAAGTACCCATATTTCAAACCGGGTGTGAAGTCAGCCGAGCCCAAGATGCCCGCCGTGTGGACCGCCGCTTGGGCAAAGGCCACTGCAACTAAAAAGTAGGGGGTAGCTATGGGCACGTTGCCCCCGGTCATAGTGGAATTCCTTGGCCGCAAGACCGGCTTTTCAGCGACGGCTAAGGGTGTCAGAACTGAGCTAGCCGAGGTAGAGGCTCAAGGGGCCGGTAACATGGCTCGGCTTGGCGCTGTCTCTAAGGCGGCCCTTCTGGGCATTGGTGTGGCAGCGGCTTTCACAGCAGTCAAGACCATTCACATGGCGGGTGATTTCCAGACTGCCATGACCCGCGTACAGACGGGTGCGGGTGAAGCCGCTTCAAACATGAAGATGGTTTCGAATGGTGTGCTGAATATGGCTGGCGAGGTCGGCCAATCGACGCAGCAACTGACCACGGGCCTGTACACGGTCGAGTCTGCCGGATATCACGGTGCCGACGCACTCACGGTCCTGAAGACCTCAGCCATGGGTGCCAAGGTGGGTGCCGCTGAGCTGGGCACAGTGACCGACGCTGTGACCACTGCGCTGAACGCTTACAAGATGAGCGCCTCAGACTCTGTGCCGGTCATGAACGCGCTGGTCGCCACTGAAGCCGAAGGCAAGACCAACATGGAAGCCCTAGCAGGTTCCATGGCTTCCATTCTGCCGGTTGCTGCGGCTGCGCATGTGGGCCTTAACGAGGTTCTCGGCGCAATGGCCACGATGACCGCTCAGGGCACCAGCGCAGATGTGGCCGCTACGTATCTGCGGCAGACGATCGGGCAGCTTTCCAACCCCACGGCAAAAGCGGCCACCACCATGAAGGGGCTCGGCCTAAACGCCGTTCAGGTGGCGCAGGATCTTGGTTCCCACGGTCTCGCCTACACGCTGAATGAGCTGACTACCGCTATTACCCAGCACATGGGGCCCAGCGGCACGGTCCTGATTCAGACTCTGCAAAAGGCCGCCTCGAATTCGAAGGATTTCAACGGGCAGCTCAACAAACTGAGCGGTTCGCAGAAAACGTACATTGGTGCGCTGGCAACCATGGTGGGCGGCACGAAGTCCATGATGGGCGCGCTAGAGCTTACTGGCTCCCACATGCAGACTTTCCAGAGCAACGTCAAGGGCATTAGTCAGCACGTCGCGGCTGGTGGAAAAAACGTCGAAGGTTGGGCCGAGGTTCAGAAGACGTTCAACCAGCGACTAGCTGAGGCCAAGGGTTCTATGCAAGCTCTCGGCATTCAGATAGGCCTACAGCTTCTGCCCGTGGCCACAAAGCTCATGGGCGCGTTTGCCAAAGTCGCCGAACTTGCAGCGAAAAACCATACGGCCCTGCTGCTATTCGTAGGTGCACTAGGCGCTGTGGCGCTAGGCATGGGCATTGCTGCTGCGGCTTCATGGGATTTCAACGCGTCGCTTCTCGCTGATCCGCTCACCTGGATCGTTGTTGGCGTCATCGCCGTTGTCGCCGCACTGGTTCTGCTGATCACGCATTGGCAGGATGTAGCTTCCTGGCTCGGCAGCGTATGGCACTCAGTGGTCAACGGTTTGGGCGATGCCTGGCATTGGCTGGTCGGCGTGACCGAGAGCGCGTGGCACGCAATATCCAGCGCGGTAGTGACTGCCTGGCATGCTGTTGCTTCGTTCTTCTCCTCAGCCTGGCACGCGGTGGCTGATCCGCTGGTGACCGGCTGGCACTACGTAGCGAATATCACGTCCGCTGTCTGGAATGGCATAAGCGGATTTTTCAAAAAGTGGTGGCCGCTACTGCTCGTAATTTTCATGCCATTCGTCGCGCTACTTATGCACATCTGGCACACGTCTCACGACGCGATTATGAAAACAGCGAGTTCGGTGTGGGGCGCAATAAAGTCGTTCCTGTCGGCAACCTGGGGCGTAATTCAGTCGATTGCTTCAGCGGCGTGGGGCGCCATCAAGGTCGTCATCATTCAGCCGCTGCAAGAAGTCTGGTCGGTCATTAAGGCCGGATGGAACATGATCTCCCCGTGGCTTTCCAAAGCCTGGCACGGAATCAGTTCAGCGGCGTCGTTCATATGGGGTCTGATCAAGGAATACATGGTTCAGCCCATCGAAAGTGCCTGGCACGCCATAACGCGTGTAGTCGGGCAGATCAAGGACGCCATTTCCAACGGTCTGCACGGGGCGCTGAATGCCGTCAAGAGCGTGGGTAGCTGGTTCGAGAGCATCGGATCTTCTATCGTTGAGGGCATTGTTCACGGCGTGGAAAACGGCGCTAGTTGGCTGTTCGACTCGTTGAAGAACCTCGCCAGTAATGCGCTGAGTAACGCAAAGTCCTTCCTAGGCATCAATTCGCCTTCGCGGGTTTTCGCGCAGGAAGTCGGCCACTGGATCCCGCACGGCATCGCTGAGGGCATCAAGGGCTCGGCACACGTGGTGAGTCAGGCTGTCAGTGCCGCTACAGGCGCTTCGCTGGGTGGGCTGTCCATGGATGGCGGGTCGGTGAGTCTCGGTATGGGCACCTCTGGCAACGGCGGTTCTACGACCGTGGTCAATGTCCACGTCGAAGGCTCTGTGATGGCTGAGCAGGATCTACGCGACCTGTTCCAGCGGGAGATGCTCCGCCTAGGGTCTCGCAACTCAACCACATGGGCAAAGTTCAAGCGCTAGTACGGGACCACCTACAGGAAACTGTAGGTGGTCCCCTTCTGATGGGTAGGTGCACATGGGGCTGAATCCGAACTTCCCCCAAATGGAGTACGGATGGGGCGCTCTGTGGAACTGCAATGCTGGTCAGTCGCCCATTGATCGGTATGTGGATATCACGAAGCGCAGCTACGGCACTGTGGGCACCCAACGGGGACGGCAGTACGAGCTAGACCTAGTTCAGTCGGGGACCATTCGGGCTTCGCTGACTAACTCGGACGGGGCACTTGACCCCAACAACACTTCTGGCCCGTGGGCTGGCAACATCTGGCCCTATCAGCCGCTTCGTGTTCGTGCTCAGTGGCCACCCACGGCGAACATTCTGGACCCATTCATAGCTAATGGCGGGGACGGCTCCGCTGTAGGTGCTATCAGCGGCGGCAGCGTCGGGCGCGATGTCTACACGGACACTGACGCTACTAGCGGGCAGATCGTTGCTAGCGCCAGCGCATTCAGCGGGGCGAATGTATTCCAATTTGCTGTGTCATCCGGTCAGGGTGTCGGCAACCGTATTTGCCATACGCCGCAGCCTGCCGTAGCCCCGGGCGTCACGTATAGCCTGACGATTCACATCCGGAACATTACGGACGCGACGAGCCTTGTTGTGAAACCGTTCCTTGGATGGTACGGACCCCCGCCGCCTGTTCCGCCGACCACGTATGTCTATGGGTCTAACGCCACGCTCACGGGTTCGTCTACGGCCACTGGGTGGACCACCCTGACGGTTACTGGTACAGCCCCTGCCAATCCCTATGGAATGGACGTGGGCATTGCCGTTGCGACTTCTCCGGGTGCTGCATGTACGGTTCAGGTCGATGGCTGGCAGCTCGAAGTGTCGGCCACGCCAACTGCCTTTGTCTCGCCGGGCACGTGGTACCCCATGTATTCCGGGTATATCGAGCGCTGGCCTCAGTCGTGGGCGCTGGATTCGACCATGGGCCTTGTTGATCCGACTGGCGTAGACGCATTTGCGCTTCTTTCTCAGCGACTTCTGCGCGATCCGCTAACCGAAGAGATCTACCGGCGCAACCCGACGTTCCTTTACACGCTGGGGGACCCGTCCGACGTAGAGACCTTTGCGGACGTCACAGGCAACAATCCGGCTGCCCCTGTATCGCATTCGAAGTACGGGCCGGGCGCTCTCACCTCTGGTAGCCAGATCACTTCGGCCACGACCGGTGGAACCTACACGGGCTCTGAGTCAACGGTTGTGACGATAGCGAACTCCAATCCGGGAACACCTATCCCGGGCCCCGCATCGTTTATCTCGCTGTCTGACGTGGGCATTATGGGCCCCAAGGCTGCGAATACGTGGACGCGAATGGTCGCGTTCCGCTATACGGGCCCGCTACCCACTGACCGCGCTGTCATTTGGTCCACCATGGACAGGCAGCGGTCGGGAGGTCTGCCTTCCGGCTCACAGCTGTGGTTTGCCATCGATACTGCGGGCAAATTCTATCTAGCGATGGGTGGGCCCACCAATAACACCGTTTCGCTGCAACCGACCAACGGTTCTGGGGCTATTACCGTAGGTGACGGAAATTGGCACCTTGCGGGCGTGTCGATGAACACCAATACAGGTGACCTTTGGGTCTCTATCGACAATGTGACAACCCACTGGGGGAGTGCCAGCGCCAGCAATCCCACCGGATGTCAGTCTGACGCGCTCGGCAACTGGGTCGATATCACCACCGGGAACGGGAGTGTTTGGAATTTCCAGGGTGACATCAGCTATGCGATGGAATTCCCCACGGCGCTCGGTCCCACCGATTTCACTGCCATCTACAGTGCGTGGAAAAGCTCTTTCGCTGGCGACTCTACAGATCAGCGGTATGCGCGCATTCTGACCTACGCTGGGTACACCGGTCCGTCGAGTATTCAGACGGGTGTCACCCGCAGCATGGGCCCCATGGTGACTTCCGGGCAGGATGCGCTGAGCGCCCTTGCCGATATCGTCATCACGGAAAATGGCGCGCACTATGTAGATCGTCAGGGCATTGTCACCTTTAGGTCAAGGGGCTCCCGTTACAACGCTACCAGCGCCGTTTATACATTCGGCGAGAATGAGGCAGCGGGGGAGTTCCCTTACGAGGAAGCGGAACTTGACTTCGACCCGACCCATCTGGCGAATATCGTCCAGGTCACGCAGACATCTACGAGTCAGGTTTTCACCGCTGCTGACTCGACTTCGCAGACGAACTATTTTCCGCGCACGATGCAGCGGGACGTGAACGCGACTTCTGCGCTGGAATGCCTTGACGCAGCGAACTACCTGGTGAGCCGCTACAAGAATCCGCTTTCCCGCGTATCTACGCTGAAGTTGCACCCGTCGGCTAATCCAGCGCTGTGGCCTGTGTGTTTGGGGCTGGAACTTGGCACCCGCGTACGTATCATGCGGCGTCCCATGGGGGCTCCGGCCATTCAAATTGACGCGTTCGTGGAACAGATCGCGTGGTCTGTAGACGACAAGGGTGAGGCCTTCGTCGCGCTGCAATGCTCACCGATTGATCCTCAGCCGTATGGCGAGTTCGCTGCCTGGCACACAACGCTGAAAACCACGGTTGCCTCAGGCGTCAGCGCGATCACGGTCAATGCGTCGCAAGACACGGTTAATCCGCTTGCTTCGCAGATTCCGGCGGGGACTCAGCTAGTGCTAGGTCAAGGTTCCGCGAATCAGGAAACCGTCACCGTTCTGTCTGTTGGTGCGACGTCGCCAGGCTGGACTAGTGCAGTCATCACCCTGACGGGGGCGACCACGAAAGCTCACACGGCCAACGACGTGATGTGTGAAGCACTCCCGGCGGGGACCGCGAACCCGGCTGCCTTCGACA